ATTGAATTACATAAAGAAATTGAATGGGACCGTGGTACACTGTACAAATAATTTACACTTAATCTTATTTGATTTATAATTAATTTATGCTTACATCACAAATCATCAAACAAATTGCCTCCACTGCATCAACCAACGCAAAGAAGGTAATCCTACAAGAAAATGCTTTAAATCAAATTTTGAAGCAATGTTTCCACTATGCTTATAATCCACGGTTTAATTTTTGGATTAAAGCGGATGGACTTGCCACTTTGGCTGGACTTGGTAATGTAAATCTTGATACATTTAAGAAACTTGATGTTCTGATCAACCGAGAAATCACAGGGAACTCGGCTCGTGATTTCATGGCTGAGTATCTTAATACTCTGACAAAAGAGGATCAGGAACTTGTGGTAAATATCATGAATCACGATTTACGTTGTGGTGCTTCTGATACATTGGCAATGAAAGTTTGGCCAAAACTTGTCCCCGAGTATCCAGTGATGCTTTGCGATAAATTTAATGAAAAAACTCGTAAGTATCTTGAGAAATTTGAGAATAAATGTGGCTATAATATTTCTTGCAAAGAAGATGGTGGTCGTGTTCTGGTTACGGTAGATGCAGATGGTGTGGTGGCTGCTAGGTCTCGGAATGGTTCTGAGTTGAATGTTTTTCATCTATTCGATGATGACTTTAAAAACTTTCCCGGTCAAGTATTTGATGGTGAGCTTATCATCAAAAATCCAGATGGTACACCAGATCGGAAGCGCTCAAACGGAATTTATAATAAGCTTGTACGTAACACTGCTACAAAAGAAGAAGTTGATCTGTTTACAATCATACTGTGGGATATAGTTCCTCTCGATCAGTATCTTCTGGGTGTTGGTACAGTTCCTTATTCTGAACGGTGGATATCTCTGAATAAAATTGCTCCGACCTGGTCGCGCAGGGTTCGTCTCATTGAAGGCAAGAATGTGCAAACGATTGATGAATGTCTTGAGTTTTACGAACAGATGCGGGCCCGCAAGCAAGAAGGTGCGGTCATAAAAGTATTAAATTCTGTTTGGGAAGATAAACGTTCTAAGAACTCAGTGAAGCTGAAAAACGAATCAGAAGGTGATTTTCTTTGTACTGGGATCGAAGAGGGTCAAGGAAAGTATGTCGGTATGATTGGTGCTCTTGTTTGTGAAGATTCAACTGGCCAACTTAACTTTTCTGTTGGTACTGGCCTTAAAGATGAAGATCGTCAAAAAGATCCAAACGAATATATTGGTAAAATCATTGAAGTGAAATTTAACGAAGTCATCACTAGCAAAAATAAAACTACATCTAGCTTGTTTTTGCCTGTGTTTTCTACCGTGAGATTTGACAAAAAGATTGCCAATTCTATAAGCGAATTGCAGTAAATGTCTGCTGATTATTCAACAATTATTAACTAAGAGGTATTAAAATGAGTAAATTCACATTTCATAATGTAGATGACACCGGAGTCGTGGCCACAATCGAATTTGAATCTGAAACTTGGCTGGATGCATTTCCACATTTTTTGAATCTTTGTCGTGCAAGTGGGTTCGTTGTCGATACAAATACCAGATTGTATGCACCAACGGCCAGTGAAACTTTGTTTGACGACCGTGATTTTTTATTGTTTGACTCTGATCTTAAAGAGTCAGACGATAATACAAAACATTCTGGTTGCTATTATGATTCAGACCGTAAAGACCGTAACCAATAAGTCTGCGGCCGGTGTATCCGGTTGTTTAATACAAGGTGTCAATCAAATCTTTTTTAGAGTCTATGATGATCAGGGTAAGTTCATAGACTATGCAATTTTCCATTCAGATCTTTTTGTGACTATTAAAGATCCGGATGCTTTTTTCTATCATAAGGATTCTGGTGTCTATAACGACATTTTGGATCATTCTCCTTCGACATTGGGCATTAAAACATGAAAGTTAAATTAGTAGGATATACTCAGCCCTCAGAAGAGTTTAAAGATGATTTTTCTTCTGTTAAAGATTTAGTCGCGTTTTGCGCTCGAGTTTCAAATCCAAATAATCAGTTTAACACTGCTACTTCGGATAAATTAATCAAATATTTGATTAAACATAAGCATTGGAGTCCGTTGGAAATGGCTTCTGCTACACTTGAGATTGAAACTACCAGAGACATTGCAAGACAATTACTTCGTCATCGTAGCTTCTCATTTCAAGAATTTAGTCAGAGATATGCTGATCCAACAAAAGATTTAGATTTTGAATACCGTGATGCCAGGTTACAAGATTTACAAAATCGACAAAATTCTATTATCACCGATAATACAGAACTAGATACAGAATGGAAAAATAGACAAAAGCAAATTCTGGATTTAGTAAAAACAAATTATCAATGGGCAATAGATAATGGAATTGCCAAGGAACAAGCAAGAGCAATTCTACCCGAAGGTATGACAAAATCTAGACTTTATGTATCAGGCACTATTAGATCTTATATTCATTATATTGAAGTTAGAACCGAAGAATCTACACAGTTAGAGCATAGGCAACTAGCACAAGCGGTTTCCAAAGCAATTTCAAAAATCTTTGAAATTTGATGCAATTTACACATATTTTAAATTGTAGTATAATAGACATATTCCGAAACTCGAAAGAAAATTATGACTACAATTGCACAACTCATTTCAAAACTTCAGACATTTCCTCAAAATGCCGAAGTAGAATGTCTTAAAGAACAAGATGGTTTTTTACTGTAGTAAAACAGTTTTTAGACCCGTTGATATTGAGAACATGATGGTCCTTGATTATTCTTCAGCTGAAGATTGTATCAGATACCCTCACATGGGCGGAAAACTATTGCTTCAGCTTGAAGCAATTTAAACAAATTGCGATTAACAACGAAAGAAAATTATATGGGTTCCAAAGCTAAGTCGGTCTATTTGTCTGTCTATCCTCGTGGTTCATTAAAGAGGGTTTTCACAAAAATGTTCTTTGATGCAAAATCTTATAATGAGTTTGTCAAGGGGGAGGAGTTCCTAAAGACTTATCCAAAAGAAGAATTTGAGTACATAAAAGAAGTTATGTAAATTAATTTACACATATTCCTTTGTGTAGTATAATGAACCATCTTCTAAACTCAAAGGAACACAATGAAATACACCATGATTACATCTAAATGCAAAGTTATTGCATTTTATTCCCTTGAAGCCGCGGTTATTTTCCAACAAGCATATGGTGGTGTCATTTTCACTAATAGTATCTTGACTGATAAAGTTACTGCATAATCAATTATACCGAAACAAAGGAATTAATATGGATCTCGTCAATATCGTTGTGGTTTGTTTGACTCTAGTGTATGTTGTAGCGGTTGTTGTATTCCCAGATAAATTCTGAACACAAAATGAAAACTCTACTTCAGACATTAGAAACCGAGCCCTCTGTGAAAATCAAATTTGTCACAAAGAAAAATACAATTCGCGTTATGGAGTGTACACGTAATTTAGATTATGTGCCAGTTGAAAAACACACCGGCGTGAACACACCTATGTACACTAAACCCGGCATTATTTGGGTGTATGATTTGATGGTTAAAGATTTGAGAGCAATCCGAGAAGATGCAATAATTCAAAATGAAAATAAATAAAATTTATCTTGATCTTGATGGTTGCGTATGTAACTTCAAAAAAGCATATGAATGCGTTGAGATGCCAAACACACCAAGAAAATTTCGTACTTGCGTGACTCACTTAAGAATTTTCGAAAATCTCGAGTGGATGCCAAATGGTAAGAATTTGGTAGATCTTCTCAAGTCTACTGGTGTGCCCGTAGAAATTCTTACGTCACGTGGAACTCATGACGATGCAGTTGGGGAAGAAGCAATTCGCCAAAAGAATTTATGGCTCGATAACAATGGAATTGAATTCCCTAGAAATTTTGTAAAAATTGGTATCGATAAACGGAATTATTCTACCCACGGATCTCTTTTAATTGATGATACACCAAAAGTAATTGAAGCATTTAGCTCAGGTGTAGGACAAGGTATCTTATACGAGGATCACAAGTTCCAAGAGATGAAAACAATAATTACGACAATGACACTCATATGAAAAAAATAAACAAACTTGGTAAAATAACATCAACTGAAGCAGAAATTTGTAATATTCTTTTAGAAGAATCTGCAGAGATAATTCAAGCAGTAAGCAAAGTATTCAGATTTGGTTGGTTGAGTTGTCATCCAGACAAACCAGAATTTACTAACAAAGAACATTTAGAAGAAGAATGTGGGGATTTTCTGTGTATGATCAAATTGTTGTGTGACAAAGAAATTTTAAACCAGGCAAACATTTCAAAAGCGGCTGAATACAAAATGACCAAATTGGCCAAATTCTCTAACATCAAACTATGAAAATCAAATGTAAAGTAAATGATTTAGCTTTCATTAAAAAAGCAATTCGGCCAGTAAACATCGGCCGTGTAGTAACATGTAAGGAACTACTTGGCAAGTTTGCTTTTGGTGAGACAATTGTTTGGAATGGTGAAGAATTTGCGTCACCCGAAGATGATTATATGTGGGTTGTTTCTTCTTCTGGAAACTTAGAAACTCAGTTTGGGCCATCAAAAGAAGCTATGATACCGGACTCATGGCTTACTCCAATCCGAGCAGAACCATCGGAAAATTATGAAGAAGAAATTGCTGAGGATCTTGGCAAAGAATTAGCTTATATTGATGAAGGAAACTAAAATGAACTTAGATGAAAAAAACATTTGGTGATACACCTGCTGCTATGTATTTAGCTCGAGCATTGAATGAGTTGAACTCATTGAATACGTCTCGGTCTGCTGGTAAGCGGATTACTGCTACACGGCGCCAGGTAGCAGAACCGAAGAAGCATATGTAATTTCTACACTATCATCAAAAACAATTGCTAACTGTCTGCGGCTGATGCGGCTTGAAATTACAAGCCAAGAAAACCCTTATACTGATCATGGTAAGGAACGATTGGTTGAACAGTTGATTCGTAATGTCCAGATCGGGTATATCAAGAAAGGGTTACGTCTTTGCTCTGTTGCTCGTAAAGCAGAACGGAAACTTGAAATTTCTTCATATGATGATGGGATAGAATCCGCAGAAGATCTTGATATGTCATTAATCAAATTATATGACCGCCAATCTGGAAAATATTTAAATGCAGGGTTTATCAACAAAACAGACGGAACAAAATACACCAACACAATTTTTTCTGATGATGTTGAAACTGTGACTCCAGAGTTGTTAATGGCGCGATCAAACCGCCGCTGCGCTCGGCAAGGTAAACCGCACATGGCGTCATTATGAAGACTCGTTCGTTCAATATAGTAACCGACATTGTGTTGTCATTTTTAACTCACAACAATTCGTACGACACCATTTTGACTGCAAAGGATGGTAGTTTGAAATTTGACGGCTCCGATATCATCTTTGTAAACAACTCTGGCATCGAGCAGGTGTCGCACACTACTAATAACGCGATTGAGCTTTGGCTCAAGCAGGGGAAAATTCAAGAGGTATTTGTGCAAGAGAAGTTCGATGAAAATGATCTAGTTTATCGTTTGGCCAAGCGCGCGGAGATTCGCAGGCAAATTGCAACTCGAAAGTCTGTTCAAGAAGGAAAACCGGACCGTATTGCCGACCTACTTGAAGAAGCAGCAAACGAAATTTCTATTCTAAGAAAACAACTGCATGGTGTGGATACAAAATGATTACCCGGGCCGAAGCTAGAAAGCAGATAAAAGACAAAAATGATATTGCTTTGGCGAAAATCATCGAAGATTCTAAAAATGCAATTCTGAGTCAGGCTGGTGGATGTTACATACCAGAGTATGGAGTCGATTATTTCAATCCAATTACTAAAACTAGAGATTCTATTGGGCTCTTAGTACCATTTTATTCCAATGGGAAACTTAAGCGACATTTTGGATTAATGAACCAGGAGTCTCAAAAGCCAATTGTAAGAATAATTCAAAAAACTTACAAAATTAATGTATCTAGAAATACAGAATATGACCGATTCATACAAATTCTTCAAGAACTTCAATATGCCCATGATGCTGCATTTGACTTTGGAAGAAATGATATGAATCTATTTGTTAATCTTTGCAATAAACTAATAAAGGAAATTCATGTTAGAACGTGATAAAAGGGGGTATTTAGAACCCGTAGAAAAAATTGATGGCAAATGGTATTACTGGGATCAAACGTGGTCTAATAAACACGGGCCCTATGAGAACGCCGTAGAAGCGAATCTTGCACTATTGGAGTATTGTAACACAATCTTAGGTGTAGCATGCGCTACAGACGTTTCTATCGAACCCTAATCATTAACTAAGGAGATAATTATGGATAAGCGTACACAAGAATTGGCCGAACAAGCTGGATTTGTGTTTTGGGGCAATGAATCATGGGGCCCGGGCCCCGGTCACATCGATTGGTCATGCAACTATGACGAAGAATTTAATAAACTTGATCAACTTTTCCGGGAAGAATATGAGAAAAAAATCAACGCAGAGCCCTTATCAGCAGCCGTGAAATCTTGGACTGTTACTACAGAAGAAGATTCGGAAACCGGTGATATTATTCTACCTCTGCCAGATGATATGCTCGAGCAAATGTCTTGGGAAGAAGGTGATACTTTAGAATTTAAAGATAATTCGAACGGTACATTTACTTTGAGTAAAAAACAAGAAACCGAAATCGTCATGGTAGATGTTGTTTCTACGTACCGCGTTAGTTATGCAGTGGAAGTTCCCAAAGGCAAAACCGAATGGGCTCTTG